GGACTCGCGCTGTTGGCCGCTTGCCATCGCGGCCTCGTAGATGTCAGGCCGAACTGCCCGCAGGTACATCAGCCTAGCGCGTGGAATTCCTTTTCGCTTCCACTGCGTGATCGCGGCTGGCGTAACTTCGAAGAAGCGCGCAGATGCGCGAGTGCCGCCGAGACGCTCGATTGCTTTGCAGTAATCCATTCTTAACTCCTTTTGAGGCTTTAGCGTTTACCTCACTTGACGCAAAAAGTCAACTATATCGCGTTCATGGTATACGCAATGCGTTAAGCTCGCTTGACACGGTGTGATTCCTTGTGTATAGTTCGCTCAACGGTTGGCAATCGCCTACCGACCGCGACTCAAGAAGTCATTGGCTAGGAGGTGTCACGTGCGTAAAGATCACCGTAAAACTGGAGCTAATCATGGATCGTGAAGCATTCCTAGAGGCACGCAAGAGCGGCATAGGAGGCAGCGACATTGCTGCCATTCTTGGCCTGTCCCCGTGGAAAACGGCGGTAGACGTCTGGCTGGAGAAGACCGGCCAGACGCCGGCCGTCGAGCCGAACGAGGCAATGCACTGGGGAAACGTCCTAGAGCATGTGGTAGCCCGCCACTACCAAAACACCACCGGCCGCAAGGTGCAGCGGGTGAATAGCCTGTTGCGCCACACAAAGCATGAATGGGCCATCGGCAACATCGACCGCGCCGTGCTCGCCCCAGGCAGCCGTGCCACCGCAAAGGACGGCATCCTGCGCGGGGCGGAAGGCATCCTTGAGGTGAAGACAGCCTCGGCCTACAAGGCGGGCGAATGGGGAACGCCGGATGACGATGACGCCATCCCGACGCATTACGTGGCGCAAGCCATGTGGTACTTAGGCATCACCGGCCTCGAGTGGTGCGACGTGCCGGTTTTGATCGGCGGCCAGCGCTACCTGTGCAAACTGGTGGAGCGCGATGACGAGACCATCCGCGGCATGCTTGAGCGAGCAGAACAATTCTGGCGAAAGCATGTGCTGGAGCGCATTCCGCCAGAGCCGAAGACGGGCGAAGACGCTCTGAAGCTGTTCCCGCATGACAGCGGGCGGACAGTGGAGGCCAGCGAGCAGGCGCTTGCCATGCTCGACCGCGCACGCGAGCTCAAGGCGCAGATCAAGGCACTGGAGGATGCGCTTGACAGCGCCATCGGCGGACTGAAGGGCTACATGCTTGACGCCAGCGCGCTCACGCTCGGAGGCGACGTGCTGGCCACCTGGAAGGCGCAGACATCGAACCGTCTCGATACGGCCGCACTTAAGGCCGAGCACCCGGACATTTATGCCCAGTTCGTGCGGCCGTCAGAGACGCGTGTTTTCCGTATCAAGGGGGTGTGAGATGTATCTACGTATAGGATCATGGGCAGGCACCACATACCACCCAGTAGAGGTGGTCGGAGAAACGCCGAAGCGCTATCGCGTGCGTATCCTGACGCCAGGCGGACTTCTCATGCCTTCGCGCCGCTGGGCTGATCGCGGAGACGTGGTGCTAGTGCCGAAGCACGCCGTCATTTTCGAAAGGCCAGCCTCTGGCTGGGCTGTAGAAGTTGTGAATCCATAGAGTTTTGGGGGTGGCGCTGGAGTGCGCCTTGGTCACCGGCGGTGAGCGCGAACCGTGCGGTGGCGGTACCGGCATGAAGCGCCGCGACGGCGGTGTGGACGCTGGCAAAGGGCAGCTAACCCTTGGGGCCGGTTCGATTCCGGCCACCCCCACCCCATCAACTATCCATCAGGAGATATGCAATGAGTAAGTCCGCTCTCAAAGCCGCAGTCAGCAGTACCGCTACCGCCGCGCCGAAACCAGCCATAAAGCCGACCAACATCCACGGCTTTCTCGAAACTTACAAGTCCGAGATTGCCCGGGCGCTGCCGCGTCACATGACGGCGGATCGCATGGCGCGCATTGCGCTCACGGAGTTTCGCAAAAACCCCGCGCTCATGAAGTGCGACCCGGCGACACTCTTTGGGGCCGTCATCCAGTGCTCGCAGCTTGGCCTGGAGCCAGGTGGCACCATGGGGCACGCCTACCTGATTCCTTTTGAGAACCGGAAGCGCGGCACGACTGACGTGCAGTTCATCCTGGGCTTTCGGGGCATGCTTGATCTTGCCCGCCGCTCCGGACAGATCGTCAGCATCAGCGCGCGCGAAGTGTGCGCGAACGACACGTTTTCCTACCGCTACGGCATTGATGAAACCATTGAGCACGTGCCAGCCGATGGCAACCGAGGCGAACTCACACACGTCTATGCCGTCGCCAAGCTCAAGGACGGCGGCGTTCAGTTCGAGGTACTTACGCGCGCGCAGATCGAAGAAATACGGGACAACAGCCAAGGCTACAAAACAGCCGTCAGGTACAACCGCACCGACTCGCCATGGATCAGCCATTTCACTGAAATGGCGAAGAAAACGGCAATCCGCCGGCTGTTCAAGTACCTTCCGGTGAGCATCGAGATTCAGCGCGCGGTCGGTCTGGATGAGGCTGGCGAGGAAGGCTTCAGCCAGGACAACGGTTTCGTGATTGAAGGCGTGGCCACCAGCGTTCCGCAAGAAACCATTGACGAAGAAACCGGGGAAATCACCGACCGCCAGGACCACGAACTGCGCCAACTTGAACAGCAACAAACGTTCGGAAATTTTCAGCCGACCGCCGAGGAAATCGCAGAACTCCGCGCTGAAAATCTCGCGAGGTGAGATTTAGCTGTGGGGTCTGACCCTGTATCTTTCCTACATGTTCACAGCACAGGCATCAACGATCATGAAAACCCAAACCATTATTAATGACGCAGTCCACATTACGATTAGTGCCCGGGAGTTTTGCGAGACTCATTGGACTCGAGAAATCGTTATCACGGATTACGATGATAATGAGTACGCTATCCGTATTTTCGCTAACGGCAACGAAGGCGATGATCTTCTAAAGGTGGATCTATGAGCCGCTATATCACCCAGATTGCCACCCGCGCTGCCGGCATTCCCTGCCTGATTGGCGTCACGACTTTTAGGCGCGTGCGAGGTCACCGATCGTTTAACGCGCCCAGTGACCTGGACTATTACGGGTATGTAGAGGTCGAGTGGGAAGTGCTCGATAGAAAGGGTCGGCCTGCGCCCTGGCTGGATCGCAAATTGACGGACCGAGACCGGGCGGACATCGAATCAGAAATTATTGAGTGCATGGATTAAGGAGAGCAGAAAATGACCCCGAAAGTGAAAATCGGCAGTGCCTATCAACCCGAGCGCCGAGAATGGCGCGGCAACCACGGCGAGATACAGTCGTATCGCGGCTGGCCGGACCGTGACATGGCGCGGCTCCAGGAGGCCTTGCTGCGCGACGAGACTATGCTCATCAGCGAGGTGCTGTGGGCTGTTGTTGGCATAGGTCTGTTTCTTGCGCTCCTCGCGGGCATACTGTTTATTGGTCCTGAGGTGATCTGTTGAACGAAATGGGAGGTCGGGATGCCTGATGACTTGATTGCCGAGCTTGACGAGGCGCTGCGGGCCGACGCCAAGCGGTACCAGTGGTTGGTATCACGTTGTCGTATCACAGGTGAACATTGGGGCGGCAGGTGGTCAATCGTGATTGAAGGTCCATGCCCAGAACGACCCGACTGCAAAGATTCGATTGATGCTGCGGTTGACGCCGCAAGGAGCAAAGCATGACCCCCGACAACGAAGACGCGCTGAAGTGCGCTGATTTACTAGACGCTGGCGAGAACTTTTTTGCTGAGTCCTCAATGTGGTTCGACTCAAAACTGGCCGAATCTGCATCTAATGCATCCGATCACATCCGAAGGCTTGTTCATCGCGACGAATCTGCCGAGGCGCTGCACAAACAGGTGCTAGATGTTTTGGCGGAAATTCACCCGGGAAACATGACACCGATGGCGGAAAGCGCATGGAACCAAGCCATCGCCGCCCTGCGCGAGAGGCTGGGGGATAAGGCATGAAGGAGCGCCCCATCATCTTCCGTGCCGAGATGGTCCGAGCGATCCTCGCAGGTCGAAAGACGCAGACGCGTCGAATCGTGAAGCCTCGCCATATGGCGACGGTGGGCGCAGAGCAGTTCCCGATTCTCGCCATGTACCCTTGCGGGTCTCCAGGGGATCGGCTGTGGGTGAGAGAGACTTGCCGCGCCGAAGCCATCGACGATGAAGGGCTGTGTGGCGTGCGCTACGTGGCGGATGGGCGGTTCATGCCCATCGCAAACACGCGGGAAGCATCGGATCGATGGGTGCAGCTCTACTGGTATCGCGGCATGGAAGGCGCGACGGTCCCGCCGATCCACATGCCCCGCTGGGCATCTCGCATCACGCTGGAGATCACCGACGTGCGCGTGGAGCGGCTGCAGGACATCAGCGAGGCAGACGCCGTTGCTGAAGGCTGCAAGCCTATCCGGCCGGAACTCGTGCAGGACGGCCTGATCGTTCGCCTAGGGCGCAGCGCTGTTGAGGAGTTCCGGCTGGTGTGGGAGCAAATCCACGGCGGAGGGTCGTGGGAGAAAAACCCCTGGGCATGGGTGATCGAGTTCAAGAAACTGGAGCAGCAGGAGCAAGCATGAAAACCTGCCGCACCTGCAACCAGACAAA